TTTTTAGTTCCAATTGCCTGGATTGCAGTTTGTAATACGCTTGCAGCTGGTGCATTCACACCGTCGCAGCATAGACTAATTACACCTGATGTTGCATGTGCAAAATATGCCAACACTGGTGGGAACACCTGAATAATTGCTTCAAATGCTTCGTTGGCTGCGTCATCTTCTGCACTCAAATTGACGCCTGCTGCTACAACATAAAACACTACACTTTGTCCTACTTCGGTGTGTACAATACCATTCAATACACCTGTTAAACCTGCATAATTGTAGCCTGCGCTACGATCAAGACCAATTGCCATTTTGTTTCTCCTAAAATTTTGCTTTCGCTAACAATATTTATGGCGGTCATAAAAAAAAGCAGCCTCGGCTGCTTTTTTTATTAGTATAAGATCAATTAAGCAATCTTGATACCGCTTGAGGTTGTTACTACTGCTAGTGCAGGGAACACATTACCGTATGCACCAATGTTGGCACCTGGGGTGCCGTCGTGGCTCAATGTACGGATAACAGTTTGCATGTCTGATGCACTCCAGCCACTACGCTCGGCGATAACACTGAGTTGTGCAGTTGCACCATTAGCATCAACTTGATATGCTAAAACAGTTGCGTTTGAACTAATAGTTTTTAATAGTGTGTGAACTGCTGGATCTAAACCTGCACCACTTGGTCCTTTTAGTTCATTTGCTAGGTTAGCTGTAACACCTAGTGTGGTAATCTTAAAAGCCTGAATTGGGCTGTTGATACCAGTGTTGATAATTACGGCGTTTGCATTTTTACTTGTACCGTCACCTACATTGGTTACGATTTGACTGTCGCCGCTTACTCTTGTTACTCCAATTGCCATGTTATTTCTCCTTAAACATTTGCGTCGTTAGCGCATGCAAATATTTATGCAGGTTTGGAAAAAATCACAATCTTCCTTGCACATTTGCAGTAGAAAATACACCACGATTTACCAGTTTGATAAAGCCGCTGGGTGTATTAATCACAAAACCCTCACCTTTGGGTACATCGCCCACATACTGCTCTACGCCGCCAACTTGTGGCTCTAACTGCTGTAGTATTGCTAATTTTAGGTTATAAATTGCCACATAGGCTGTGTCCATGGCTTCCATTATTGGACGATTTTCTTCTGCCGCTACAAGTTTGAATTGTGGTGCAGTAAGATTGTTTTGCAGCCAGTTGGCATCAACTGCTTGTCCTGTGTATTTTCTATTATAATAAGTTTGTAGTTTGCTTACTGTAGATTGAGTTAGACTACCTAAAAAAGAATCTCCGTTTGATGCTGCAAAATTTTGCACTGCTGCTCTAGCTGCTCGAGTCTGTTGGACAGGTTCTTTTAACCTAAATTTATTACCCATATTGCCTGTTAATATGGTAATATTTTGATTAGTGCCGCCAAGACCACCAAGTCCTTGTAGTGATGTTTTATTCTGTAATTCAGTGCCTTTACTGGTTTTTTCTACATCAGTGCCGTAAGTATGTACTGCTAAACCAAAAGGTCTTCCTTTGATTTCTCGACCAACTTGGCTATTAGATTTTACTTTATAGGTAACACCATATGGATTAGCCTGAAATACAAAATAACTTTGTTGTTCAGGAACTGGTTCGGTCCACATAACATCGCCTTGTACAAATCCTTGAAAGTTTCCAGGTACTATACTGGCCACTGCATCAAACATACTAGCTAATTTCTGTCCAACATCCATGTTTTTTCCTTGCTGGGCAAAAAAGTTTAATAATTCTGTACTAGATGTTACCTGGCCGCCAGGAATGCCTATGTATTCTTTGTAGTTCATTGTGAATATCCCATCGGCGGGTCTACGTCCAAATATGATTGCCGGACTTCCGTCCCATTTGATGCTGACGATTGAAGGATTTGAAACTGCAGATAGCATGCCCGCAATAGCGTCCGATGCTGCTTGACTACCATTGAGAATAAAATCCTCCGGGTGCGGTGTGCGTATGCCTTCGGTAATTGTGGTTATGAATTCTAATAGCATTATACAATCTTGTTTGCTGTTTCTCTAAACCAAGCTGCTGTACCTGGCATAGGCGCTGCTTCGGGCAACTGAATATCGCTCTTGGCCAGTGTTTCCCTGGCTGCTGCTACCAGCTGATTGTAATTGGGCCTTTTACTAACTGCATCTAGTATGTCATCGGCTGTGTTTAATTTCGCAACAGGAATTCCTGTCAGCTTGCTGATAGTGGCAGGATTTTTGCCGTTTTCTATTGTGGTATTTGTAGCACGATCAACCAACCCATGTTTGTAACTGTATTTCAATCCTGGATGTAGTACGCTAACAATACTTGCTAACAATATAGCTCGACTCTCTCCGGTAAACTGGCTACCTTCTCTTCCGCCACGCATGGCAAATTGTTGCCAAACTGGATCACCGCTAAACATGAAATCTGTTTGTGCAAATCCAGAATCTAGATTACCATTAACCGGAGTCTTAAAATGCACATTGTCTCCGGATTTTTCTATCCAATTTGTTTTATCTTTTGCGGTATTAGAAATTTGCTCATCAGGTATTCCTTGCTGTCTACACCACGCTGCTAATTTTGATATTAATTCTTCTTTGCTGATTTGAGTTTCGTCAACGGATAAATCCAGATCTCCCGACGATCCTGGTTCCGCTTCCGTGCCTTTTTTACGACCAGTTGTGCCTAACCATTTAATAGGCACATGTTCCTCATCTCGATCTAAAGTAAAATCCAACCCAGTGATTTGTTCTAACCAAGCAATTGTGCCAGGTATTTCGCTAGTTAATATGCGTCTTGTTAAAGGAGTTTTGTCAGCCTGTTTAAAAACATTGCCGCCTTCAATGAGTTTCATCATAATTTCGCCAGCTCAGAATTTAAAAGACTATTGATTCCCGGGGAAGCTGGTTTCTTTCCACCAACCGGAGACCATGATCCTGTGTATTCGTCTCGCTCGTAATCTCGTCCTCTATACCTCAAAATTGCATTGACACCCGAGTTTACCACTTGTACATCGGGATGCAGAGGACTTACTACAGAAGGGGATGTTGGCGTCGGTGCCGGAGGTCTATTACGAAGCTGTTGCTTTAATTCAGCTTTTTGTTTGATTTTTTGTTGATCTCGTAACCAACTCATTCTGCCTAATAGGTCCTGAATTTTTTGTCTTCTAGCAGGATCAGTTGTTCTTGCCAATAATTCCTGAGCTTTTTTTTCGTCGTAATCCGGGTACTTTCCAAACTTTTCGTAGGCTGCTTGAGCCAATTCGTTTTCACTTGGTTCCTTAGAGGATTTGGCAGTTTTTATAACCGATTGTAAATTTTGAGGCAACAACGCTTTGGCAAAACTGGACACAAAACCTTCTTGAACAATATCATTAATTTTCATTACGGAATCTCCTTACACCTCGAGCGAATTTTGCAGGATCTTGTGCTCTAATACTATTCAATAATCTACGTTCTAGCTCATCCGCTTGCTCGGAATCATAGTTCTCTTTGATGTAGTTAATTAAATTAATAGCACCTTGTATAACATGACTCGCACGACTTTCCACAAGATTTTCTCTGTCTTTATTGACAGGCATGTGTGCCAGTTCATCAAGAATGCTGCGAGTACGCTTTTGCAAAATCTACTCCGTTATTAGATATTTATTCGCTTTTTGTTTTAAGGCTTGCTAGCATACTTTTAAGTCGTGAACTGTCAACATTTGCCTGGACTTTGTTTTCAATATTGAATCCTGGTTTGGGTCGAGCTGTAGTCATGGGCGGACTGGATGTGCTAGTCGATGTTTTGATTTGATCCATGATTTGATTGCTAGTACGAAATCCTGTTCCTCCATTTTCACTTTGTGCATCCGGACCAGGATCAGTGATACGCATGGTTTCGATATTGTATTCCAAGTCCACTTTCATGCCCACACCTGTGCTGCTACGACTTTTCATACACTGAATTTGATAACGGCCGCGCTCACGCATGGCTCTGCTGGTAAAAATACCAAACACATTGTCTGCTGTGTTAATTTTACTGATACCTCCTGAGATATGACTATGGTCAAACTCCACTTCTTCTACTGCACTACGATTTAACTGACTTGCAGTTACCATCAGGATACCTAGTTCTTTGGCCAAGTTACGTAGTTCTTCACTCACATACTTGTCTTTGACAAACAGATCATTGGGACTAACCTTGGCACTGACAGGCATGAGTAAGTCCAAGTAATCAATCATAATGAAATCTACTTGACGCCCTGTTTGAATTTGATACTCTTTCAAGTACGCACGGATATCGTTAATATTGCTCTGTGCAGGCAAGCCCTTTACTTGATAAGTTCCGGATTTCTTTCCTACCATTTTTACTTTGAGTGTAGTGGTATCAATGTCCCGACGTATGTCTTTGGTACTCATATTTGCCAACATTGCATCAGTACGCAAGCTGGTCAGTTCTTCACTAAGTTCTAGTGTTATGTATACACCGTTAAGGCCTGCTTGCAACCAATTGAGTGCAATGTTCATCATGACTAAACTCTTACCCGATCCCGAACCGCCGGCAAAAATGTTTAGTTCGCCTCTGCTAAAACCGCCGTACAGCAGTTTGTCAACACTGGGCCAGCCTGTACTCACTTGCCCACCGCTATTAAAATACCGGTTGATACGAGCTGCCGGATCACTAAAGTAGTCTGTGCCCATATCCTTGGTTAAACTGATTTGTACTGCATCCTTGATTAATTTTTCCACAGGATCAAAGTCGCCTTTTTCGATCATGTCTGCGGCTTGAAGAATCGCTCGCTCTAGTTCTTGCTTGCGACTAAAACTTTCAAACTCTGCAAGAAACCATTCATAATGTCCTTCTTGCAGATCAGGAACTGATCGTAGTTCAACGCCAGTGGTAGCCTGTATCTGCTCTCTTGTGGGCAAAGTTTTATGATCATCACTGTGCTTTTTTATAAAACGGGCAACCTCACGTAAACTTCTATCAAAGTTATCTGCGTTGTAAATGTTTTGAACACGCACATATGTTTCTGCGTCTTCAAGCATCATTTCCAAAAATAACTTTTGAATGTTTACGTTATAATCTTTAGTCGTTGTGTTCATGTTTATATTTTTCGTACATTTGTTGTCTACGAACTACCACGGCATCATAATGATGCTTGGCCCATGGTTTGTAATAATCTGTATTAAGTAAAGCTTGATGCCCAGCAAGAACATCCGATAGTTTATTTACAATCACAATTGAGTAGGGTCCTTTGTTTAATAATCCCGTATAACGACTAGCGGTACGCAATGCTGTACCGTATTGTGCATAAAAATCTAGCGGAACAATTTCCAAATTAACTTTGTTTATAAATTTTTTAAATCCATACAGATACTTGTATCTTGGTGCAAATACCAGCACCCGCACATTGAATTTTTTTCCACCAATCAGATCGTTGACTTGCT